CGATGCGCGTCTCGTCCGGCGCGGCGGCCTCGCGGAGGACCGCGATCTGCTGATCGAGGACCGCAGCCTGCGCGACCTCGGCGCTCGCCTGTTGCACCTCGGCGCGCTCCTGGTGCGCCTCCACGACCGCGACCTGCGCGGCCTCTAGCTGGTTTTCCGCCTTGCTCACGTCCTGCTCGGCGGCGTCTACGGGGTTCTTCCGGTTCGGCATCGGATACTCCTTCCTTAGCCAGTCATCTACTGGCCGCTCATCTACCGGCTAGTCATCTACCGGCCAGGATTAGACCGGCAATGGACTCACCGACTTCGCGCACTCGAAACTGATCGCGATCCTTGACCGCTGGCTCTCGTCCTCGCCGAGCGGGACGGGCGGGCCGAGCGGGGTGATCCGGTGGTAGTGGGTGCCGTTGACGACGCGCTCCCTGACCGCCCCTAACGTCCGCGCGCACCGCTCGATGCGGAGGCGCGCGGCGGCGTAGTCGGGATCGCGGCACTCGATCTGGCAACGCGGCCATTCCTCGGTGGGGTCGGTGCCGCCGTACAGATAGTCGGGGGCGCTGCCGCCGTACTCGCGGATCGCCAGGGCGGCGTCGGGGGAGTCCGGCAGCCGCGCCAGGAAGATCGTCTCCCCGATCGTGCCGAGTCCCGCCTCGACCAGCAGCGCGGCCACGTCATCGAGCACCACGGTTACCGCTCCACACGAGTTGCTACACGCTCTTCGGGGACGATGCTGACGCGCACCAGTCCCTCGCGGATGCTGATGCACGGCGCTTTGCCGCAACGACGGCATACGTGTCGCGGCTGGCTGAAGGCGCAACTCAGGCCCGCCTCGCCCGCGATCGTCTCGTAGGCGTCCTCGACCACCTCGCCATCGACGGTGACGACGATGCGCCGCCCGCACCCTGGCAGGAAGATGTCCCCCAGGCGCACGGAGAAATGGTGCTCGCCCAACCGTCCGGCATCGGGGTCGATATGGGCATACACCGACGGAGCGCACTCCCCGCAGCGACACACATGGTCCGCAGGGAGCGATAGCGATTCCTCACGCCGCACGAACGGGCGATAATGCTGCCCCGAGGTTGACCAGCCATGTCGTTCGGTCGTCATCGCTAGCCCCCGATCTCGCGCGCCACCCGCGCGCCGACCCGCTCGCCCAGCCCCTTGGCACCCTCGACAAAGGGGACCTCGGCGAACTTGGCCTGGCGTCCGGGCATGTGCCGCACGCTCAGGTCTTCGTGTACTTTTTCCGCGTAGTGGGCGGTCGTAGCATCGCCGTAGCTGATCTCCTGGCTCACCATGTTGCCGGAGATGACCGGCTGGTGTAACGCGCCGCTCTGTTGCAGCGCGCTCGTATCGACCGGCACGAGGTCTTGCGAGCGATCGAAGACCGGCTCCGCCTCGGCGTAGAGCGCCCGCCCCAGCGCGGGGAGCACCGTGGCCCGTGCGGCGCGGATGTCCCTAAGGGCCTCGGTGAGTCCGGTGACCGTGATACCGCTGTTGGTTGCCATAGGCCCACTTTTCCCCTTCCCTATGCTATAATTAGGCATAGTGAAGCCACGGCGCGGGGGTGCAACCCCGCCCGTGGCATGGCACATCCCTAACCTGTTGAGGAGGTTACGAACATGCCGGACAGTTATACCACGCCGCCCATCGATGCCCGCTATTTCCTCGGACCAATCTGCAAGTCGCGCCACGAGTGGGGTGCCACCGGGGAAACCCTGCGCTATCGCAGCAGTAGGGGCTGTGTCGCGTGTGCGAGCAGCAACGGGCAACGGAATCGCCCCCGGAAGCCAGTCCGAACGACGGCAGAACGTTTCTGGTCGAAAGTCGCTCGCTCCGGGGGGTGCTGGCTCTGGACAGGGGCGCGATTGCGACAAGGCTACGGCGTCTTTCAGGTCGCCGGAAACGCCGTGAAGGCGCACAGATTCAGTTACGCCGTGGCCTATGGTGCCATTCCCGCCGATATGTGTGTCTGCCACCACTGCGATACCCCGGCCTGCGTGCGCCCGGATCATCTGTTCCTGGGGACGCATGGGGATAATGCCCGCGATCGTGACGAGAAGGGCCGTGGCGCGACCGGGGCGCGGAACGGATCGCGCGCGCTCCCTGAACGTTTGCACCGAGGGTCGTCGGTGAAGAGTGCCAAACTGACCGAGGAACGAGTCAGCGAGATTCGCCGCCGCTACGCTGCGGGTGAGCGCGACCGCAAGGCACTGGGACGCGAGTTCGACGTGACCGAATTGACGATCGGTCGCGTCCTGAACCGCACCACTTGGCAGCATGTCGCGTGATTCCGCTTGCCGCATCATCAGGTCAGTACCACCTTCACCACGTCCTGCCGTTCGTCCGGCAGGGTGGCGATACTCAGGATCGACGGGCGTAGCCCGGACGGTAAGGTCAAGCGATCTTCCGGCGTGATCGCGGTGTCGCCCGCCAGATAGATCGTGGTGTTGGAGACCGTCTCGGCCCCACTCGCGTTCCGCGTCATTTGCACGTTCCCCTCGACACGGGCCGGATAGCTGACCGGGGCCAGATAGACCGGCTTGCCGTAGCCATCGCGTTGCACCGAACCGTCCGGGCGACGAGCGAGCTGCTCGATGCTGACCGTCTGCCAGAAGCGCCGCCGTAGCGTGTCCTTGCGCTCCGCGAATGCCGGGGTAAGCCATGCCGCAAGGCCCATCTACCACCAGACCTTGACGGGGACGGCCAGCGTCCCGATCCGCCCGCTGCCGCTTGTGCGTGTCACGGCGGCGATACGCGTCGTGACCTCGTTGATCTGCGTCGTCAGATGATCGAACACCTGACTCGCGCGCTCGCTGTCCGCGCCGATCGTAAAATCCACGCGTTTCGCGGCCTCGGCCCGGAGTTCGTGCAGCCCGGCCAGCAGCGCGCGATCGAGGTCGTTCCCGGCGTCCAGGAGCAGCGCGGCGAGACGCGGGTCCGTGAAGAACTGCGTCGTGCCGGAGTCCCCCAGGAGTCGCCGCAACCGCTCGACCATCCGCTACTAACCGCCCTTCTTCGTGCCGAACGGCTTCGCCTTCTTCCCGCCGAACGGCAGCTTCTTGCCGCCAGTCGGCTTGTTCGGCTTCAGACGCTTATCTGCTGGGGTCCCCTTGCTGGGTCTGCCGCCCATTTTCACCATCTCCATGCTATAATTAGGCAACACGAAGCCGAGGCGCAGCGGTAACTACCCTCGGCGTGGCACCACAAGATTGGAGCTTGCAATGCCCCACAAGGGTAACATCATTCCGCGCACCTGTGAAACCTGCGGCACCCCCTTTTTCACTTCGCGCCGTGCTGTCCGCAACAATCACGGTCGTTTTTGCTCCCGTCCGTGTCGAGACACGGCGGCGCGCGGCGTTTGCCCCCGGCCTCTCCCCGAACGTTTCTGGGAGAAGGTCGAGCGGGCGGAAGGCTGCTGGTTGTGGCAAGCGGGACTGTCCCCGGATGGATACGGACAATTCAGCGTCGGGCAAACCGGTAAGCCCGCCCACCGCGTCGCGTGGGAACTGACCTACGGCCCGATCCCGGATGGGCTGCTGGTGTGCCACCATTGCGATGTCCGACGCTGTGTCAATCCGGTGCATCTTTTCTTGGGTACGCCCGCCGAAAACTCGCGCGACATGGCAGAGAAGGGGCGCGCGGCGAAAGGCGAACGCCATATGTCGCGTACACGCCCGGAAACCGTCCCTCGTGGTACGAGACATAAGTCGCGCACGAAGCCCGAAAGCGTCTCTCGTGGCGAAGATAACGCCCGCGCTCGCGTCACCGAACAGCAGGTTTACGCTATCCGTGCCTACCACACTGCGGGGCAAAGCCAAGCCGCGCTGAGTCGTTGTTTCGGACTCAGCCCTGCCGCAATTGGCGCGATTGTTCGTGGCACGTCGTGGCGTCATCTGCTCCCCGAAGCTGATTGAGCCCTTGCTGGGCTTGCCGCCGAGTATGTACGTCATCGCTCACACCCCCAGATGGACGACTAGCCCGCCTGCGGCGTCGTTGCCGTGCGGATTTTGATCAGCGTCGCCTCGCCGATGCCGGGGAGTTTGGTGAGGTCGGCATCCGAGGCGGCGCGGATCGCGGCGACATCGCCGTACCCGGCCTCGCGGAGCGCCCCGGCCACCTTCTCGTCGCCGACTAATTCCGCGAGCGCGTCGGACGCGGCGACGGTAACGACAGCGGGACGACGCTCGGTCTCGGTGCGCTGCTTGGCGAGCGACGCCTTGGCCTCGTCGGGCAGGTCGCCGTGCCTGTCCGGGGGGTAGGGCTGCCCGGCGTAGAGATACGTCTTGTCTGGTTCCAATGCGCCCATCGTTCCTCCTGGTTATGGTGCGAGTCACCCGCGCTTCGCGACCGACCTAACGGATCGAAGTCGCGACCCAGATCGCCTCGACTTCGGTGATCACGGGGATCGTCGCCTGCCAGCCCTCGGCGTGGACGCGCGGGGGCTTGTCGTCCTTGGGCCACGCCCGGATGACGCGCTCGGGGTTAGGCACGCCGACCGGGCGACCGAGCGCGGTGTAACCGAGCGTGTCGGTAAGGATGTCGAACGTGCCGGTAGACTGGAGGTTGACCGCCGCGATCCGCTCGTCGCGCCCGGTGCTGGCGGTCAACACCAGGGCATCTTCGGCGAAGAAGCGATGCGGTCCGGCGTAATCGCGGTACTGCTCGTCGTACACTTCCAGATCGGGCAACCCCTCGGACTGGAGGACCGCGTTGAGCGCGGGCGCGGCCAGTCGCGTCGGCGGTCGGCCCTGAATTTGCCCGCCGGCGGTGACCAGCAGGGTCGCCGTGCCGCGCGCCCGGACCTTGGCATTCTTGGCGAGGATGCTCGCGCCCTTGCGGGATGTGAGCGCGCGGTTGACCGCGTAGCCCTTCGAGGCCAGCAAGTCGACGCCCGCCTGGATGTCCGGGATCGGGTCGTAGGTATCGTCGGACCACTGCCCGGCGAGCGTCACGCGATGCCCGGTCGGATTGGGATACTGCACGAGCTCGGTGTAGCCGTTGTCGCCTTTCCGCAGCACCTGCCCGGCGATGATCGCCTGCCAGCGCTGCTTCTCGTTGAGGTCGAGCAGCGCCCGATTCACCTCGACATCGAGCCAGTTGAGGAACTGGAGCAGGGCGTCCATCTGGGGCCGCGTCGCGAGGAGCGAGAGGAACAGGTCGTAATCGCGCCCGGTGAACTGGCGCGCGATGTCGCTGTGCCCGACCTCGACCTTGACCGAGCCGACGAACCCCTCGTCGGTCTTCAACTGTGCCGGGCTGTAGCGCGTGCCGTCGTTGGCGATCACGGTGCGGAAACGGATGCCATAGTCGGTGTAGCTATTCTCCGTGGACCGCTCCGGGAGGAGCGAGGGGCCGACGAAGAAGCGCGTCCGCCCATCCGAGAATTGGGCGGCGACATCCATCGCGATGCGTGCGAGGGTGCCATCGGCCATCAGCCGATTGAACAAGGCCAGCAGGTCCATAGAAAACCTCCGTCCGGGCGGTCAACCCGCCGCTTGCGCGCCCGTGGCGCTAGTTGCCGCCGCGCACGCACTGGTAGGTCGCGCGCACCTTCGTCTTGAGCGCCGGGCTCAGGGTGGCGAAGGTGCCCAGGAAGTTCTCCTTGACGAGACTGCCGGGTCGATACAATTCGCAGTCGGCGTTGTTCGCCGCGTCGGTCACATCGAACGCAAGAAGATAGACCTCATCGTCGGCGTCGGCGGCGGGGCCGAACGGGGCGTCGGTATCGCGTTCGGCGATCGTGCGCCCGACGAGTGTGCCTGGCGGGACGTTCTTGCGCGCCCCGCGCGGGCTGTAGGTCGCCGCGTCGCCCGCGATCAGCGCGGTCGGGAGTGCGGAGACGGCGAGCGCCACCGCGCCAGCCGCCGCGAGCGCGGTCGTGCGGGCGAACTTCGCGCCGCCGAAGTCGAGGAGCGTGCCGTTCGGGATCGGGCCGGTGAGGGCCGTGACCGGGACGCTCGTCGCGCCCAGCGCCGCGCCCGCCGCGCCGACCGTGGCGCGCACGGCCTCGGCATCGGTGAACTGTGTCGGATCGAGGCGTGCGCCACCGGGAATCAGGTGCTCGCGGTCCAGGTAGTCGCCGACCCAGGCGGCGGGGGCGAACGGGGCGGGACCGGCATACGTCGGGATCGTCTCGATACGTGCCATTGTTGCCTCCTGACGAGCGTCCCAACGCCCGCGTCATCCGTGTCGTGGTAGTCGTCGCTAGCCGCGCGACGGATACTTCTGCGCGAAGAAAGCGTCGGCGGCGTTGGCGGGAGGTTGCGCGCCGCCACCGCTCCACTGCGCCGGGTAGCGCACGCCGCCCGACTGCTGGCCCTGCCCCGTGTCGGCGACCGCCAATGCCCGGCCCACATAGGCGGGCTGCTTGGCGACCCACTCCGCGAGGTCCGTCTGTGCGGTGCCCTCGCCCGCGCGGTACTTCGTGACCCGCTTGCCGTCCTCTTCGACCTCTTGCGCGGTGAGGGCGAGATCGCCCGCATGGGCGCGGAGGGCGTCGAAGTCGTAGCCGTAGCGTTGGGCCGCGTCGCGGAGTGTGCCGTCGCGTTCGAGGCTCTTGGCCTTGCCGCTTGCCTCATCCCCTGCCGCCAGACGAGCCTTGATCTCGTCTGGCGTGCCGAGTGGTTTATAGCCCTCGTAAATTTTGGCCTCATCGCCGGTCAGGATCGTCGCGCCCTCGGGCTTCTGGTTGGCTTGCAGCGTCTTGATCTCGCCTTGGAGATCGTCGCGCTTACGACGGAGGCCGTAGTTGTCATTGAGCGCGTCGGCCAATTTCTCCGCGACACGCACCGCATCGCCGTTGTAGCGGGCCAGGATGTCGGAGCCTTGCTCCTTCTGACGCCCTTCGTTACCCGCGCCGCCGCCCTCGTTCCCTTCCGGGTTGAGCATGGTGCGCGCTTCGGCCCAGTTGCGTGGTTGCAGGCGATACATCGCTCCCCCTGGGAGGTGGGGCCGGACCATGCCCGGCGCTACCAAATTCCAACAGAAAAGCCCCCCACAGCAGGAGGGCGCGTCATACGCGACTTCGTGCTACAGAGGGCAGGACCGCAACGATGCGGGACGGCCTGTATTCGGTTATGACAAGAATAGCGGGAGACAGCGCCCTCTGTCAAGCGGGACAGTCGCGCAGCGCTACTCGGTCGGTGTGCGCCGTTTGAGGCCGTACCGTATCTCGATCCCGCTGACCAAGAGCAACGCGGCCTGACGCAGCAGCATGGCGAGCCAACGCACACCCTCGCTGTCTTGGTCCGGGGCTATGGGTCGCTCCTGCTGCGCCATCATCTACGCCTCCCCCCTCACAAGCCCGTCAGCGCCGCGATCAGCCCCGGCCCGTCCACGCCGCCCGGTGCCGGGGTGCCGTTGTCCGGTACGCGCCGGAGATGGCAAAGACATCCAGGATGTGCCGGGAACGACGGCACCCGCTCGGGCGCGTAGGGCCCGCCCCGCGCGTTGGCGTCGCACACATCCGCCTCGGCGTGGCGCGACGACTTCTCCCAGGTCACCAGATCGCCCGCGCCGCGCGCCCGCGCGATCGTGGCGACACCGTGAACCCGGTTGATCTCATGCGCGGCCAGCCGCTGCGCCGACGAGAACGCCTGATCGCCGCGCACCGTGCGCCCCGCCGTGTCGGGGCGGATGAAGCCCCGCAGTTCCCGCGCCAGTTCGTCCGGTCGCGCCCCGCGCGCCAGGCCCGCATCGAGGACCGCCGTCAACCGCGCCCGCGCGTCCTCGCCCGCGAGCCAGATGCGGTCGGAGAGGATCAGGCCGTTGGGATCGCGCCAGGAGCGCACCGCCGCCTCGGGTGCGGTGGGGACGCCGCCCGTCGGTGCCGCGATCAGGACCGCCGCGCGGGTGGACGCGGCGAGCAGCTGCGGGACCGTGCCGAGCGTGGCGAAAGCGGCGGCGGCGGCGGTGGGACTCGCGCCGAAGAGCCGCGCGATCGTGTCGCCGAGCCAGGTGAGGATCGCGCCCCGCCCGGTCGGCGTTACGGTGCCGCGCCCGCCCGCCCGGACGATGCGCTTCGCCAGTCCGTCCGCCACATCGACGAGCAGGGCCGCGAGCGCGATCGCGACCGCCGCTTGCAGCGCATCCCGCTGCTCGCGTTCGGGGTCCACTTACGCCACCCCGAACGGCACGAGGGCGTCGCGCAAGCGGGCGGTACGCGGGGTATCGTCGGTCGCCTCGATCCCCGCCTGGACCAGCTCGCCCACTTCCGTCTTCACCTCACGCAACGTTTTGGCCCGGATGTAGCCGATCGGTTCGCCATCGACGAACGTGGGCAACGTCGCCCAACTGTGATCGCCGTCGTGGCCCGGCGGGTAGGCGCAGGCTAATGGCTCACGATTCGGCCCGGACATGCTGACGCAGCCGCACATGAACCGGAGTGCGGGCTTCGGGCGCAGCATAACGCTGACGTTGTATTCGCCGGTGCTTCGGTCGTCTTCGTCGTCGAGTCGCACGACCGAGAGCATGGTCGGTTCCACCTCGTCACGCTCGATGCGTCCGAGCAGCTCACGCAGTTCGGTGGTTATCAGCTTTGTGGCAGCATGATCGGTGTAGCTCACGATGCTTGCTCCTTCGCGTCAGGCGGATAGTCGATCAGCACTTCGCTCTCGGTGAGGTGGCATTGCGAGCATTCCATCGCCAGTTCGTCCGCCTCGACCGGGAACACCGCGATCCACTCACTCCACACAGATAATTTGGAGCGTCATCGCGCGGCGGTTCCCGTTGGTCAGGAAGGTCACGCGCAGCCGGTACGCCTAAGCGCGTCAGGAACGGGATCGCGCGCTCCTTGCGCCATTCGTTTGCGCCACATGTGCCGCCGAGAAACACAACGTTCCGCATAGTCTTACGCCCCCTGTCCGCTCAGTTGCGCCGCCAACACCGCCGCCGGATCGACGGGTGCCAGCTGCCCCGGTTGCGCCGCTGGTGCCGTCTGTGCCGCCGGTGCCGGGCGCGCGACCCCCAGCAGCGCCGCGTCCCCGGCCTGCCGCTCGGTTTCGATCCGCGCGATTTCGGCGTCGGGGTCGTCCGCGCCTGTCAGCGCCAGGAATGATGACAGGGAGAGCGCGCCCGCCTGCCACTGCTGCAACAACGCGGCACGTTCGTCGGGGAGCAACTGCCCGGTGTGGATCAGCGCGTTCCCCTCGGCGCGCAAATCGTTGTATTCCCCGGTTTTCAGCACATACGACGCCCAGGCGAGGCGCACCTCCTTGTCCCAGCGGATCGCCCCGTCGATGACGATCTTGGTGCGGCGCAGGCGCGTCTCGTGGATCGACCGGGCCTGCACCCGGCTCACCCCGGACGCGACCGCATCGCCCGCCATGTCGAGGTATTGCTGCCCGGTCCGCTTGTAGATCGTCCCGCGCGCGTGGAGGATGACGCGCTCGATCACGTCCACGGGCGCGGGCGGCTGGTAGGCCACCTGGCCGGACGCCGTGCCCCGGAACGCGCCGTCCGGCCCGTATTGGTCCGCACCCTGCAAGAAGCGCTCGACGCGCGGGCCGGTCGGCAGGGTGAGTTCCACGAAGCGGGCGCGCGGCTTGTCCCCGCCCGGTGTCCAGGTGGCACCGTCGGCGGTTTCCCAGTAGCCGGGCGGTTGGATGTTGATGAAATTGCGCTCTTGCCACGCGCCTACCTCGGCGTTGATGCCGAGCACGGTTTTGGCGAAGTCGGCGAGGCGCTGGTTGCGGCGTTCCACGTCGCCGATCAACGCGGCGGCGCGCAACTCGTAGATCGTCAGTCGCCCGCCGAGGTCCACCGCGACCTCATCGACCACGCCGCTGCCGTTGATGACGCGCAGCGTGGTCGTGCCGTCGGGATTGAGATAGCTGAGATCGGCGCGATCCTCGTCGCCCTCCCGGTAGAGGAACACCCCGATCTCGCGCGCGGTGGTCGGGTCGGTGAAGACGCCCGCACGCTCCGGTGCGAGGTCTTGGAGGTGGAAGAGGCGCAGCGCGGCGGCGAGATCGGGCGCGTCGAGCCCTCCCTGTGCGGTGCGCAGACCCGGCGGGACATAGAGCCGCACCGGCGCACGCCCGTAGAGCAGTAGCGTCACCACGACCCGCTGCCACAGGAGCAGGTAGTCCCGCTCGTCATCCACCTCGGTCAACGCCGCCTCGGCGAGCGCGATACGCGGATCGTCGGGTGGCGCGGCGAGGGCGCGCGGGGCGAGGGCGCGCGGGCCAAGGCGGCGCGGGGAGCGCGGCGTCAAGCTGCCTGCGGGGACGAAACGCCAGATCGGCTCGCGCCCGATCACCCCATCGCGGTGGTTATCGACCACCTCGGCGATCAGCGGCTCGGGCGTGAATTGGCGCTCCAAGGTGAGCCATTGTTCGGGATCGTCGGGGAGCGCCGCGCCCCAGCCGGTGCCGCCCTGCCAATGGTCGCCGTCATAATAGCTGCGGTTGAGCATGCCGGAATCCTGGCGCAATCCGGCGATGCGCTTGCGGCATGCTTCGAGGGTCCAGGCGGCGAACGGGACGGACGGGACAGACATGTTACCTCCGATAGCCTGTGGTGGGCGCGCGTAACGGTGCCGCGACGATCGGACGCCCCGCCGCGCTGGCCGCGATCGCCGCCGCCATCACGGTGTCCTGTTGCAGTACTTGATCGTCGCGGGAATAGGTCAGCAACTCGCGCTCCCACTCGGGCAGGCGCGGCGCGACCAGTTCCCGGCGCTGCAAGAGCAACTTCAGGGCGTCGATCGCGTTGCGCTTGGTCAGCGGGGTCGTGGTGAATGGCTTGACGACAACCGACAGGAAACCGATCAGCGGATCGCCCACGCCGTTGCTCTCGACCCACGTCTCGCCCGGATAGGCCCGGTGCCGCGCCTCGATGATGCTGGCCTGGTCGGGGTAACTCATGCGCTGGTGTCGCGCGTAGGCGACCACGCGGAAGGGGCTGGTACTCACATCGAACGTGAAACCGACCGTGGCGTCCTGCTTGCGCGCGATGTCCCACGCGGTGACGTAGCGGTGCCCCGGTTCGGGCGGCACGAGCGACGGCAACCGCCAGAGCGCGGCGACTTCCTCCGGGTCGAACACCGCCGACCCGGAGCGCGCGAAGTCGACGGAAAATTCCTGCGCGAATTGCTCGTCGGTCAGCCGATCCTCGGCCTTTTTCCGTTCGGCCCAATCGGGGATCGCGCACCACGCCGGATGGACGTGCCACGGCAGGAAGTGCGCCGACCACTCGCTCTCGCCGTGCGTGGCCGACTCCCAGAGTTGGTGGAAGAGATTGCCGTACCCGTTCGGCGTGGAGAGGACGATCAGCCGCCCGTTCGTCGTGGCGAGGGTCGGCAGGATCGCCGTCCAGATCAGCGCCGCGTACTCCTGCCACGCCTGCTCGTCGAGGACGACCAGCGTGGCGGGGGTGCCGCGCCCGGACTTGCGCGTGGCGGCCTGAGCGATGGCCTGCCCGCCGGTGGCGAATTCCAGTTCGTAGGTGTTGTCGGTGGTGAGATCCGGGGCGGCGGGGTCGCCGACGATGGCGGTGCGAACATAGCGGAGAAAACGCCCGGCCTCGCCCTGATCGCGCGACACGACCAACGCCGTGCCGCCCGACAGCATCTCGGCGGCGACGATGAAGGCGACGGTTTGGCTGATGCCGATCTGCCGCGACTTGGCGACGATGATCCGCCGCGCGTCGTCTTGGAGTAGCCGGTCCTGATAGTCGCGGGCCACGTCGGCGTAGCGGTGGCGCACCCCCTCGGCGGTTTGCAGCGTGCCGCGCGCCAGCGCCCAGGCGTAGGGGTCCACGCGCGGACGCACGATGGACAGCCCACCGTACCGCGCCGCAATCTCGATCTCCGCCTCATAGAGCGACAGGGCGACCATTACGACGCCTTCCGTTCGATACCCTTGGTCCGTGCGCGGAGTTCCGCCAGCATGACTTCGCGCGGCTGCCCGGTGCGCTGGGCCAGCCGTTCCGCCGCCTCCTCGATCTCGCGGTCCTTGATCGTGGCGTCGATGATCGTCTTGCGCTCCCCGAGTTCTTTGGCGATGTCATCGAGCATCCCGCGCAATTGGGCGACTGCGGGCTGGTCGAACACGGTGTAGCTAATGTGTTCGCCATTCGCCGCCATCTTGACTTCTTCACGCACATAGCCATGCGCTTGGAGCATCGCGGCGATATCCGAGGCCATCGCATTGAGCAACATCAACCGGGCGCGTTTGTCGGCAAAGCCAGCTGTCAGCGCGGCCTCTTTGAACGACTCGGTATGATCGAAGACACGGGAGATGAAGTCGGGGCGCTTCTTCCACAGATCGAGGGTCTGACGCTTTACCCCACATTCGGTGGCGATTTGCTCGTTAGTCAGATCATCCTCAGCGACAAGGCGGGCGGCTTTCTCCTGACGCCCTGTCAGGGTTGATGCTGCCAAATTCTGCCTAGTCGCCTCGTCTGCCATACCTAGCCCCATACCCCCGGTGTCGCGTCCCGCCAGTCCCCCGGCCACTCGGTCAGCCTGCCGGTGGTGATGAGGTGCCGGTAATACCAGCAATAGGCGATCTGCAACCGGCTCAGTTCGTTCGGCGCATCGACGGTCGCGGGTAGCTCATGGTTGCCATTCTCGTGGGCGCAGACCCGGCACCGCTCGACCATGCTAACGAGGTGGCCCAGGTAGTCGTACTTGCCCTGCCGCAGGTGCGACTGAAACTGTTCGCAGCGCGAGCACCAGAGCAAGACGTTGGCTGGCATCCCCTCACCTCACCACGAGTACTCGCTCATCGTCAGCGCCGCGCTCTCGTCGGGTCCGCTGCGCCAGCGGCGATTGGCAACCTTCTGGCAAGGCAGCCCGCAATAGACCAGGGGCAACCCGGTCGTCTTGGCCGTGCGCCCGCCCAGGTCGGCCCCGCATGCGGCGCAGCAGTGGCGTTGATCCACGGTGGCCTCCGCGCACGTCGGGTACGGCGCGACGCGCTTGCCCGCAGCGTCGGCGAATTGTTGGAGCGTCCAGCGCGTCGTATCCGCCATTGAGCACCCTCGGTTAACTAATCGACCGCATACGGCATATAGCGTCGTCGCCCTTCAGCAGCCATAGCGATAGCGTCATCCAGGCAGTCAAATCTGCCCAAGGAGATACGACGACGCTCGACCTTCATTTGCACACACCACACCTGTTGCTCAGGGACCCAATAGACATTACGCACGCCGCTAACCGACCCTCGTTGAGCCGGTCGGTTCTGCATGTTTTCGGCTTGGGTACACAAGCGCATGTTGGCGCGACGACAGTCGAGGCTGTTCCTGTTGATGTGATCAACAACCATGCCGACAGGAGGACTCAGAAGAAGTCTATGCAACAGAATTTGCGGCGACTGACACACCACGTACTCGGCCCTACCATGCTTACATCCTGAACGTAGCCATCGACCAAACCACAGAACACACTCAAGATCAGCAAGGTCAATAATCGCCTCGCGAATAGTCGCATTTCTGCGAACACCCAACTGGATGGACGCAGTATCACCTTCAATTCGATATGGATTTGGGGTAAACTTCGGGTTGCCCATAGGATCATTCCTCCCTTGGGTCATGCCGGGGGCGTTCGCAGCGCCGCCCGGATTCTTCAACTGTAGAGCCAAATTATACCGCATTCGGCCCCCCCAAACCATAAAAGAGACGCCCTGGCCGACCGGAGCCAATATCCGATCATGCCAGGGCGTCTACCGACACCGCGCGAGTTGTGCGCCAATAGTAGCAGCGGGAGGGGTTTATGGTCAAGCGGCGTCGGCGTGGCCTGGCAAGGGTCGAGATGGCGAGACCGGACATGGCCAGTCGGGATGGGCGGACGCGGCAGGACTCGGGTGGACGCAGGTAGTCGGCGCGGGGCGGGGTGGGACGACGTGGGGAAGCAAGGCTAGTCGATCTGCGTCGGTAAGGCAGGGGCTGGTCCGGCATGGCATGTCGGCGTGTTCAGGGAAGTGGGGACGCGGGTAGCATGGAATCGTCGGCGTGGCGAGTGGTGGCTGGCGTGGGCGAGAGAAGGGGAGTCGGCGCGGACTGACGGGGTAAGTGCGGACTAGGATGGGTTGGTCGTCTTGCCTAGCCGTAAACACGGCGTCGGAGGGTATGCCCGCGCCGGGTGTTAAACTCGGCGCGGGCCATGCGTTAATCGGCGGCATTCTCCACCACGCGGGGCACGTTGCCCGCTGACTTGAAGAACTTCGGACGCTTGGTAGCGGCGATCTCTTCCACCCCCAGCAGGGTAAAGCGCCCATGACCCTGGCTGCGGAGCGCCCCTAGCCCGTTCTGCTCGGCCTGCTCGAAGATCGCCTCCCACTGATCGGGCTTGATGCAATCTTGCAGGCTGGCGAGCGTGAACGAGATTTCCGGGCGCTCGCAGTACTCGTAGTAGGTCAGCGTCGAGCGCGGGCCTTGCGGGCCGCTCACATGGCCGATGAACATCTCTACGCCGTCCGGTTCGGCACGCCCCAACTGGATCGCATCTTCTTCCACGAACACCCGCTCGGCGAGGAAGCCCTTGCCGCCCTTGAGTGTGGGGCCGAACCGAGCCTTGCCGTAGACGATGCTGATATTTTCTTTTAAACACGCCTTAATTTGTCGGCCCTCGATCAGCAGCCCCGCGTCGTTGCGCTTGAAACCGTTGGTGGACTTCTCGGCCACGGTGCTGCTGATCGCCGCGTCGATCTGCTCTTCGGTGGCATCCTCAATGAGATCGTGGCCCAGGTCGATCATGGTACGGGCCACCATCGCGCGCAGCTCGTCGCCCGCTTCCAGGCCCATCTTGGTCTTGATCCAGCCCTCGATCACCTTGGGGTCGCGCGGCGTGCCGCCCATGATCTTATTCGCCATGCGGATCGTGATCCGATAGCGCGTAAACAGATCGCTCATGCTGCATTCTCCTCGTGCTTCGTCGCCAATTTCGCCGGAACGGGGATCGTCACGCTGTACTTCACTTTGAGCAGTCGCGCCCAGCGATCCACTTGCTCATCGGTGAACACCTCGCCGACGCGCTGGCGATCGTCCATCTTGTCGGCCAAGCGTCGGAAGAGTCCGATCCGGTGCAACTCGGTCAGCATGGGCTTTTCACGCTCGCTCGCGGCGATCAAGAGATCGGCTTTGGTCATCTGCCCGATGCGGAGACTCCGAATGCCCACATGCTCCATCTCGTCTAGCCAGCGCCGACGCGGCACGGCAGGATTGGCAGCGTCGGTGGCACTTGGCGCGACGTGGCGGGCGAGAACGTTACCGCGCGTCTCCTGGCATAGCTGCGTGCCGATCCCATAGGCCACGACGTAGGCGGTATCATCGAACCATGCTTGGAGAAACGCCAGATCGTCACGGTGTACCGCGATTGCTTGACGCGCCAAATCGGGGATGACCACCTCGTCGGCGTCCGCGATCCGTTCCCGCATCCATGCGGCGATACGTTGCCTCGGTGTTGCCATGTTGCCCTCCTATGCCGCTAACTTGACGTTGCGTTTGCCACACCGTACGCACCGGCGCACGATGGGGAAGCCCGATTTATCGCCGCGATCCTCGTGGAACACCCCATTGGCGATCTGGCCGAGCACCCAGCCACAATGCACGCAACGAAAAAGCGCGCGAATCGGCGTTGGTGTCTGTGCTGGTTTCTCGGCCATCGCCACCATCCTTTACGCTCCTCTCGCGCTATGCCCCTCGCCCCCCCCTGCCACGCCCTGGCGGGCCAATGGCAACCGTGGACACACCGGCGCGGCCAATGTCAGGAAACGCCCGCTGTTGACGATAGGCCGCGCGGGCGGCGGGCGGTCAGCGGTCAGCGCCTGTGCCACCAACGCGCTGGCCGCATCGGGGGCAAGCACGCACACCCTCCCAATCGGGTGCCTCGAAGTCGTCGCCCTCCCACGGACGATAATGATCCTCGGGGAACTGGTAATCGCACCCTGCACCAGGGCAGAATGCGTGGTACCGCGTCACCGTGCGCCAGACCGCACCGGCTATCGGCGCGGCGTTGACGGGCGGTGCGAACATGCCCATAAACGACACCAGCGATCGTTTCGGTTGCCCGTCGCTCATCACTCCCCCGCTCCCGGCCCCGCCGCCGTCCCCGCTGCGGGTCGCGCCGCCCCCGGTGGATCCGGCGCGGCGTGCTGGCGGGCGGTGTCGAGGTCTGCGAGCGTATCCTGCAACCGCCCCAGATAGCGTTTGGCCTCGCCGGCAGCCTCGGTCTCGATGCCGATAAAGCCCTGGTAATAGCAGTATTTCCGCGCCGCCGCCACGACCGCCGCCTGCTGGCTCACGGTGGCCCGGAGCGCGACGAGTTCGGCGTGTAAGCGCGCGGCTTCCTGCTGCCAGTTGACCAAGTGCCAGTAGTCCACCGCTATCGCCACGGCAGTCTTGGGGGTCGCACGGATATACCCCTCGATGTCCTCGTCCAGGCTACTCAGCATCGGCGTCGGTAGCTCCGCCGCCGCGACCGCCCGGAGCGCGACGAGCTCGGCCCTGGCCTCCCATAACTCATCAATCAGTGCCGCGAGAATCAGGTCGTCGTCGTCAGGCTCCGGCGGGACACACATTCGGAACTTGCCGTCGATGGCACGAGGGATCATCTCGCGCAGCCGCCCTTTGCTCATCTGGCGCAACCGCTCTTGCACCGCCCCATCCAGGCGCTCCACCGCCTCAATCGTTACCCGCGTGGCCACCGTCGCCCCGCCCGCCGCCGTGTCGTTCATCGTGCCTCCTTGCTACCACGTAGGTCGCGCAACACAGTCGTAACCATACCGACACAGACTGGGATGGGGACAGGTCCGATCGGTGCGCCAAAAGCACCTCACGACCTTGTCGCGCTCCACATAATCAACCACCGCGCCAACCTCAGCGGTCGTCAGCAGTCCGAGCGGATCGACCCGCCGCGCCAACTCCACACGCTCGCGCTGGCGATACCACGCCGCCATAAAGTCGCTCATCCCTGCCCCCTCCCTCTGCGCGCGCCGCCGGTCGGCGCGGCGACGCGGCGATCGACAATGTTTTCGGCGCGGCGCTATCCAGGCCGGATGTAGGACACACCGGGGATATACGGCTCGCGCTCGATCTCCCTGCTGAGTACCGCCCTGAGCGGCCCCAACGCCGCGGTCTTGTCGTGCGCTGACAACCCAAGCTCTTTCAGTACCTCGTCGGCGCGCGTAATGTCCTGTGCCAGCTTTTCCAGGATATCGACGCGCCGTAACTCCTTCTGCAAGGCGTCGCGCCGATCCACGACGCGCTGATCGCGCCTGATCCCCAACACGATGTCAGCCATCTTGTTCGCGCTCGGTAGTGTGTTATCGCTCATCATCTCGCCCTCCCCCCTCTTCCCACCCGGCCCGCGCCTTTAGCCCGCTGCAAGTCGGGCCGGTGCGCTACTCAGCTACGCCGAATGCACCAGCAGATCGCCGGGCAACAAGCCTTCCGGCAGCAACACCAGCAGATAGCCGCTCCGCGAAACGACCCACACCTGACGCAGCAAGCGCGCCGCTTCGCTGTGCGCAAACGCGATCGCATCACGGCGATTCAAGCTTTGGTCGTTACAAAGAATATGGTCGCTCACGTCGTCACCTCCTGCCTGAACGTTAATTCGATGCGGTACTCAGCGGTCAACGTCCCCACTGAGTACCGCGATAATGGCCGACCAGTCGGATGGTCGCCACAAGAAATACCGCACCCCGGCGGCGAGCAGCGCGGTCGCCCATTCGCCCTGCTCGCGCGATAGCCGACTCTTCTCCGCCTTCAGCTCGGCCATCACCAACTCGCGCGAGCCGACGCAACGAACCAACGTGAGATCGGGGTAGCCGGATGTCGAATGCCGCGAGTCGTACGGGTGGTACGTCAACCAGCCCAGATAGCCCGCGAGTTGGACAATCAAATCTTGGAACGCCTCTTCGCTGATCCCCGCCTGGGGCGGCGCAGGAGCCACCAGCAACCTCGGCGGCGGCGTGTCGTCGGTGAGCGCGTCCAGGCGGGCGCGGAGGAGCGCCGGGTGGCTCTTCCCCAGCGCCCGCCGCGATGCACGCAGGCTCATCGTCCCGCTCTCAGCGTCTTCAACGCCTTCATCGTCGCATCGAGCAGCGCTTCGAGGTCCTCACGGATCAGGCCCAACGAGGCGTCTTCACGCAGGTGATCGTCGAGCATGAAGCTATCGTTGTGGATGCTCTGTGCTAGGGGTCGCAACTTGGCTTGCTGTTCAGACGTCAGCCTCAGTATCGTGCTCATACCGCCACTTTCCTTCCTGCTGCCAGCTGGCCGCGTAGCCGCTCGGCCATGCGGAGGTCGCGCGTCGTCGGATCGGGGATCAGCGCGTCGTCGAGCCCCAATGCCCGGAAGAAGGTGTCCTCGTCCGGGCAGGCGAGCGGCGGCTCCGGCGCATTCCGCAGCGTCAGCCGGTCCCGTTCCGGCCCCGCCTTCATGCGGAACGGCCAGAGGTAGCCGTGCGCGTGCATCCAGCCGTTGGGGAGGCATCCGCCGTCGCGCCGCTGGGTGACGAGCAGCTTGCTGAATTCGTAGTCACCCGTCCGAATGGCGACCGTGTTGCCGAAGTTGTCCGGCGCGTCCGCGATCCACAGTTCGAGTTCGACACCGCCCGCCTGGGGGAGCAGGAAGCGTTTCTGTCTGGGGCCATCGACGCGCCGGTCCTGCTGGGGGAGCTT